TTGCATGTTCAAATATCGTATAAATAATCATAACCGCAAATTATTTTTAATATTTCTTTTAAATGCTTATCAATTATCTAATAAACAGGGCTTTAATATGTGGGACGAATTAAACTAAATTTAGGCTTATAATAGACTAGAGGGGGGTTAAGCCCTGTTTAAAGGGGCTTATTGTGTCTTCAAGGACACTATTTTATATGGAAAGCGGACGCGTTACGCGATTAATACGGGCAAAGGGCAAAGGACGGGCACGAATGGCGGACGGGACGGGCAAAACGGGCGGAAATGAGCGATAAATACGGGCACAGGATGCCACCACCACAGGAAAACGCCAAAAAATCGGACGGGAACGACCAAAAACGACCCCCACCCCACACGAAAAAAAACGACTTTCGTTTTGCAACCCGTGGCTCAGAACTGCTATATAGCCCAAACAATCCTAGTATCTCAAAATATTTTTATCTTTACATGAAATATTTCGTGTTACGTTTTAAAACAAAATTATTATGAAGCTTAAATTTGGAAACAGTGTTTACAAGAAGGACTTGTCGAACAGTATTTATCAGGAGCGAGGTGCGGACTTCGGATTGACTATGAGTGGTGGTATGGAGATTAACAATCGTCCTGATGGTCAGACGGGTATTCAGCAGGCTGCTCAATTCAAGAGTGAGATGAAGCGTGCTAAGAAGATTGACATGTATGCTGAGGCTGTTATGATTGGTAATCTTAGGTCTGAAATGATTGAGGGTTCAAAGGGCTAGTCTTGTATTATCCATTAAATAGGGAGGTCTCAAAACGGGGTCTCCCTTTTTTATTATACAGAAATGCATACAACAGAATATTACTTTGTACCTGTCTGTTGTATAAATGTTATTCTTGACATTTTATGTACTATTTTATGTCGTTTTTATGTCGTTTTTATTTTCATAACTAATTGATTATTAATACTTTATTTCTTTAATGTCGAAAATGTCGAAAAAAAAGAGAAAATATAGTGTAAAAAAAAAGAGAAGGAGGGAATATATATAGAAAGAAGTAGGGAAAAATTCAATATTCTGACATCCCCCATCATTTTTACCCTATTTTCTGCCCTTATGGTATCGTTAAGGCACTTTATGTGTTTTATAAAATCGACATTACTACTAAAAAAATCGACATGGCTCCTGTTGATGCTTCGCATTATCTAATGGATGTTAGAAAAATGTTTGAAATATACTACGTTATAAACCGTGAGTTGACTATATTTGTACAACAGTATAAATCAAACTTAATTAAATGGTAGAAACATCGGGACTTGGGTATTCTCCCAAGAATTTGCAGTTCGGAAGCGAAGGCAGGAAAAAATTAATCAGTGGAGTTGTTAAAATGTCAAAGGCGGTCAAGTCAACATTGGGTCCAAGTGGAAATACGGTGTTGATTGAGAGTCCGCATCATACCCATGGCATCACGGTGACGAAGGATGGTGTGACAGTGGCTAAGGCTATTGACCTACTTGACCCGAGTGAGAACCTTGCGGTTAAGATGATGAGGGAGGCGGCTGACAAGACAGCTACTGCTGCCGGTGATGGAACGACTACAGCGATTGTGTTGACTGAAGGCTTAGTGCTTGGTGGTCTTGAGCATATCACTGACGAGATGAACAGGACAGAGGTGCTGAGACACATGGTGGAGATAAGTACGACCGTGGTGGATAGCTTAAGGCGTAAGGCTAAGAAGGTGACGAGCACGATGCTCTTGGACGTGGCATCAATCAGTGCTAATAATGACCGTGAGATAGGTCGTATTATCTCTGAGGTGTACAAAGATGTGGGTAAGACAGGAATTGTTACGGTTGAGAAGAGTCAGAGTGCTGAGACGTATGCTGAGACGACTAAGGGATTGAAGATTGACAGGGGTTATTTGAGTCCGCTGTTCATCAATGACACCAAGAGAGATGAGTGCATCTTTGAGGATGTGATGGTGTTGGTTGCTGACATGGAGATAGCAAATATTTTGCAGATTGAGAATGTATTGAAGCCAATTATTTCTGAGGGTAAGAAGCTGTTGCTGATTTCTCCGTGCAATCCAAATGTGGTGAACACGCTTGCAGCGAATAGCATGAAGGGGAACTTAAAGATTGTGGCTGTGCCACCTCCCAACTTTGGCTACAAGCAACACGAGCTGATGCAGGACATAGCGATAAGCGTAGGTGCTACTTACTTCAGTGAGAAGACAGGTGACGACTTATCAATCATAAATTACAGTGACCTTGGTCATGCTGCAAAAGTTATTGTTGGCAAGGACAAGACGGTCATTATTCGCAGTGGTGCGAAGTCAAATGAGCAGATGATAGAGGAGCGTGTTAAGCAGCTGTGGGACGCACACAAGGAGGCGACCAAGAAGAATGACAAGGACTTCATATTGGAGCGTATAGCGTCACTCACAGGAGGCATAGGTGTCATCTTTGTAGGTGGTCAGACTGACCTAGAGCAGAAAGAGTTGTATGACAGGGTTGACGATGCGGTATGTGCAGTACGTTCAGCTCTTGAGGAGGGTATATTACCGGGTGCAGGCAAGGCATTGCTTGATGAGAGTGCTGAGATGCTGTATCATGTGGGTATGAGTAAGGAATTATTTGCTGCAACAACGATTGTACAAAATGCATTGATGGCTCCGTTTCAACAAATACTAACCAATGCCGGCTTGAAGCCAAGTGACGTGTACAAAGGTGAGATTCCTGTTGGTCATGGGTATAACCTCAAAACTAGAATGATGGGTGACTTGATTGAGATGGGTGTTATTGACCCGTTGAAAGTTACTCGTAGTGCGTTGCAGAATGCAGTGAGTGTAGCTGTGACGATATTAAGTACAAATGCAATTATAACCATGGCTCGTAGTTATGAGCAAGAAAACTAAAGTATGAAGCCAATTGGAAAATATATAATTGTCAAAGACATTCAGGAGTCAATTAAGACGGAGAGTGGGCTTATATTGTCGGGTGAGGATACCAATCAGCTGAGGTATAAGCGTGCAAAAGTAATAGCCCCCGGCACTGACGTGAACGTCATTGACGAGGGTAATGAGCTGTATTATGACAAGGCTAATAGCTTTACCATGCTGATAGACGATACGCAGTATACTATCATTTCTGAGCGTGACGTAGTGGTGGTGCTTTAATCCTCCTCTTCTTCCGGTGTTGGTCGTCTATATTTGTTTGCTCGTTGATAGGCATTCATCTCGATAATCATATTTCGGTAGACTTTGTCATTGTATGACACGTTTCTAAGAAACATTGCGTTTGCAGATAAACTTGTGGGGATTTCTTCCCCATTAAGTTTTCTGTAGATGTCAAGTACAAGGCGTGTTGCTTTGTATGTCAGTTGGTAAAGTGCTTTTCTATGTGGTGTTCTACGCCTAAAACGCTCTATCCAACCATCTTTCATGAGCCTAGCAAATCTTCCTACTTCCCAACTTACGAGCTCAGCAAATTCATCATACCTATCTTTCCCAAAATACCCTTCTGAGTACAGAAAGAGTATAATATCAAGGTCGACTTGGCTTAGTCCATGCTTGGACTTCATGTAGTATCGGATGACTCTCCAAAACTTTAGGTAATCATTTGGTGGTGTTTTCATTTAATTAAATTTCATTACATTTGTATAGCAAATTTACATTTTTATTATGGCAAAGAAAACAGAAGAGGTAGCAACAAAAACACTGCAACAGCAATTGGACGCTATTACCTTTAAAAATGAGCAGGCTGCAAAGATAAAATCAATGCAAGAAGGCAAAGAAAAACTGAAGGATAGATTGGGTCGTAATAAGAAACAATACCAAGATTCAACAGGTAGAGTCCAAGGACTTCAAGGACTTCAAGGTATTGGTAATACATTAGGAAAACAGTTTAAAAAACCAAAAAGTACAAATTAATTTTTACATTTAAAAAACAAAACGATGAAATCAACTCCAAACTTACCGGCTTCTTCAAGAATGAAAAACCCATCAGGTGGTGGACCCTCAATCAAGGGAGCTTTGAAAAGTAAAGCATTAGAAATGAATGGTGGCGTTCCTTCAAAGGGAGCAATGTCTGCTGTAAAAGCAGGTGGCGTAGCAAAGAAAATGGTTAAAAAAGCAAAATAAGATGGCAAAGTCAAAATTAATTGATGAGGTTATTCAGAATGACGTTGAGTTGTCTGATGAGACCATTGCTGAGGTAGAGAAAGCTGTATCTAAAAAAGATGCATACGCTATCCCTGAGCTAAAGAAAAAAGATTTAGTTAACCCATATCCGGGTCACGCAACAAGAGGTTTTAGAAGTTAAAACTATGGCTGATAAGGCTAACATGAAATGCAATCGTCCTGTTCCATCCGATAGACCGGGGAAGAAGAAGATGGTAAAAGCTTGTTCCGGTGGAGAAGAAAAACTTCTCCACTTTGGAGCTAAAGGCTACGGAAATAATTATAGTCCTGCAGCAAGAAAAAGTTTTAAAGCAAGACATAGTTGCGATACAGCTACTGACAAGTTAACTCCAAGATATTGGGCATGTAAAAATTTATGGGCAGGACCGGGTGGCTCTACCACAAGTAATCCTAAAAATCGAAAAGGCAAATATTAAAGTTAAGAACAGAGATTTCCCATTGGCTCCAACGCCAAACACAGAAAGATTAGAAAGAAAAGAAACTAGACTTGTCAGAAAAGGGTACAAGGCTGTAGATGAAGGTAGAGAAAAAAAGGCAGATAGACTTCTTGGCAGAGCAGCAAAAACAGAAAACCGTTTAATCAAAGCTAAAAATAAGTAGTATGAAAAGCGTAATTAAAAAAGCGGCTAAGTACGAATCAAAAAAATCATTGGAAGGACCTATGAAGTTTCTTAAGGGTAACGTAAGTAATGTTTCCAAAAATAAAATCAAATCAAATGCAACAAAAAAGTAAAGGTCTTGGCGATACAATTGAGCGAATCACAACAGCTACGGGAGTAAAAAGAGTAGTTGAGATTGTAGCGAAAGCAGTAGGTAAAGATTGTGGCTGCAAGGCACGCAAAGACGCATTAAATAGAGCATTTCCTTATCAAGATAAAAAATAAAAATATGTCAGTTTTCAAATCACAATTCTCAAGAGCACTAGTTGTCATTCCAACCGACAATGCTAATGTGCCATATCCTGCAACAAATGCAAGCGGTACAAATACATCTGTTAGTGTAGCATCTCTTATAGATAGTGCAGCTACATTTGAAACCAATAATGTTAAGACAGGTGACATCGTATATAACACTACTGATGGCACTGCGGCAACAGTTCTTGTTGTTGTAAGCCAAACAGCTTTGTTATTAAACGCTGACATCTTTGCTGCTTCAGACAAAGCTTACACCATTTACCAAGCAAGTCCTCAAAGCTCAAATGGTAATCCGGGATGTAATCTATATATTGGCGGTGCAGGTAACGTAACTGTTACAACAATCGGTCAAGACATTGTTACATTTACTGCTGTTGCTGTAGGTACTGTTTTGCCGGTTCAGGTATTAAAGGTACATTCTGTAGGTAGTGGTACTACTGCTACTCTTATCAATGCACTTTGGTAATAGTTAAGAGATGGCTAAGACAATAAACGCAAGCTCTTATACTAAGAAGTCCAAGACAAGAGGTGTAGCTGCAAAAAGTAAAACAAGTAGTAACAAAAACAGTAAACTTTACAAAAAGCCATACAAGGGACAGGGATGATGAAATACATACAATACTTACTTGCTTCTCTTTTATTATTGTTTGTACCTATTTATGGACTACTTATTGCTGTTGGAACCGCTATTGTTCTTGATACGTTTACGGGAGTATTTAAATCAATTAAGCTTTACGGTTGGAGAAGTGTAAAAAGCAGAAAGCTTTCAAACATTGTCAGTAAGATGATGCTTTACGAGATATGCATTCTACTTCTTTTTGTGATGGACAAATTTGTTTTGAATGAGTTTGTTAAGCATGCATTTGGATTTGAGTTTATGTTTACCAAGATATGTGCTATACTATTAATGTTCATTGAGTTGGTGTCAGTAAAAGAGAATGTTGAGGAAGCATTTAAGATTGACATTTGGAAGATGGTTAAAAGTACTTTAAATAGAGCCAAAGAAATAAGGTCAGATATAAAAGACATCAAATGAAAGACAAACTTACATTAGAAAGAATATCATACCTGCATCCTAAGTTAAGGGAAG